TGGTCGAAGACACCTTTGACTATGGCAACCAGTCAGGCATCTCTGTAGGCAAGATCTTCGGTCTCCGTAAGCCTAAGTACAACTCAGACATTTCTGGTAGTGCTCAGGACTTCGGTGTTATCGCCCTCGATACCGCCCAGTAAGACTGTCGCCCCCTCTTCGGAGGGGGCTTTTTTTGGAGTGTACGGATGAGAAAAAGACCCTACGCGAAGCCGAAGAGCTCACCTACAACCAGCCGTAGCGCCCGATTGAAAGCGACGGTGGCTCGTATGAAAACGAAGAGACAGGCGGCTAGAGCTGAAGAAGCGAAGAAAGAAGCTGAGAGGCTAAACACTGTATCTAGGAAGAGAAAGGCCCCTGCGACAACTGGGCAAAAGAAAAAGGCCGGCTCCTCTACCAAGAAGGTCGCGGCCAAGAAGCCGGTTCCACCTAAAAATCCAAGAACAGGTCGTAGAGGTGGTTCAGTAGATTCAAAAACCAATATGGACTTCGACGCGGCACCTCGAAACACGAATAGAAACCCCCGTGCTCGTGCTCTTAGTATGCAACGCGACAAGACCGGTGGCGTAAAGACCAAAGCAGGCGAGTACAAAGTATTCAAGAAGAAGTCACAGGCTGCAGGCAGCTTTCGCTCAGCTTTCGCTACGGCGAAGAAAGCAGGCAAGAAGACATTCACTTGGAACGGCAAGAAGTACACCACCCAAACTAAGTAGGCAATAAATCATGAAGATTGTTAGCAGCGAAGGCTTACGCGTCACAACAATGGGCGGGACCGCCGTCTTGTTCGAAGCAGGCGTACCTCGGGAAATATCTGAGGAGATTGGTCTTTTAGCGATCCAACAGGGAGCAAAAGAACTCAAGGGTTCTACTGTTGTTGAGGAAGAAATAGATGTCTCGGTTGTCGAAGAAACAGCTGTCGAGGAGATCGTGCAGCTGGACTCAGAGTTAGTAACCGTCCTTGAAAAGATGATGGATGAAGGTGACCCAGACAATTTTAAGACGGACGGCTACCCGAAGGCAGCGGCTGTAAACAAAGCTGTTGGGAGAACTGTTGATACAGACGCCCGAGAAGCTGCTTGGGAATCAATTCTGAACTCATAGGTATATGACATGACAGTATCAGTACAAAGCGTAATCGACCGAGTGCAGACCGTGCTCCAAGATACAACAGGTGTCAGATGGCCCATAGTGTCCGAGCTTGTGCTTTGGGTGAACGACGCTCAGCGCGAAATCGCTTTGCTGAAGCCCGACGCGTCGGCTAAAAACGAGACCATAACTTTGGCCACGGGCACCAAGCAGGATATACCTTCTGGCGGCAACCGCCTGTTAAAGGTCGTACGCAACATGTCTGCTGCGTCTGGTGGCACGGGTAAGCGCTCTGTAAGGCTCGTAGATGCTGAGGTGCTAAACGGTCAGACCCCCGACTGGCATGACCCCTCCGTAACAGGCGACGCTGCTCACACTAATATCGTGAAGCATTACGTCTATGAAGAATCGAATCCTCGAAACTTCTACGTCTACCCAGGTGTCGCAGGTAGCGCGTACTTAGAGATTATCTACTCTGCCAACCCCGACACAGTTGCGCAGGACGGGAATCTAGATATCCCAGACATTTTCGCGAACGCTGTAATGAATTACGTGATGTACATGGCTTATATGAAGGACGCCGAGTACGCAGGAAATGCTCAGCGCGCTGGCACTCATTATCAGATCTTTCAAGCGCAGGTAACTGGGAAAGGCCAGATTGACGCGATCACGAACCCCAATATAGAACGCAGAGAAACAGCGGGAGCGTAACGCATGGCGATTTCGTACGAAACGCTACTTCCTGAGATTCTACCGATGGTGTCTGGGTGCTCCGACACAATGGTAGAGAACAGCGTCCGCGCGGCCGTTATCGAGTTGTGTGAGATGTCTGAGGTATATCAGTCTGAGCTTGATCCAGTGACCACTGTCGGTGGCATTTTTGAGTATGACCTCGAACCGCCAAGCGGTACTTCGGTCCAAAAGATCCTCTGGGTTACGCACGAAGGGAAAGATTTAGAACCGCTGTCAAGCACGTTGCTTGAACAGCGGATCCCCAAGTGGAGAGAAGGCAACGGTGTACCCGAATACTTCGTGCAGCAAAGCTCCCAGACGTTTTGGCTAACCCCTGTGCCTACAACGACGTCTGTATCTAGCACGATTGTGCGCGCAGTGCTGAGGCCGACTCACACAAGCACCGCCTGTGACGACGATGTAATGGACCGTCATAGGGACACGATTGTCAACGGAGCCTTATTCCGATTGCTGCGGATACCAAACAAAGATTGGACGGATTTGACAGGCGCAGGCATGTACGGGTCTTTATTTAACGACGGTTTGAAGCGCGCTGAGTTACATGCTCGCGGAGCGGACACCGGCATAGCTAGGAAGGTTCGATATGGCGGAAGTTCAGGCGCTTTGCGCACAAGACGCCGACGTTACGGTAGCGGAGGATAAACCAGTTTTCGCGCAGGTCCGTGAAGAATGGGACTGGGTGAAGTGCGGAATAGAAGAAATTTTAGCTGAGCAGACTCAGCTTACGTTTAGACCAGAAGATGTATATGCAGCTTGTCTAAACGGAGAAGCCCACCTTTGGGTAGCACCAGAGGGGTTTGTAATCACCACCACAGAGGTGGACGAATTCACTGGTGCAAAGACATTTTTGGTGTGGCTTGCATGGGCAAAGAAACGCGGAGCTAGTTGCGTGATTAAGTACTACTCCTTCTTTGCGCGGGTCGCGAAAGACAGCGGCTTCTTAAATATAGAAGTCAGAACGCCCCTAACGGCGCTGGAGGATTACCTACTCGCCGAGGGTTGGAAGAAAGACACAGTGGTTTATACGAGAGAGTTGTAATGGGTAGCAAACCGAAGAGAAGCGATTACAAGGCATCTCCTGCAGAGATCGCAAACGCGAAGATCGGGGCCGAGAAAGCAGAATTTTTTGAAAGGAACTACCAGCCTTTAAACGTGGCCGAGCTAAAAGACGCTCTGTCCGATGATGTGACAAAGCTGGCCCGTAGCAGAGCAAACGCGGACGTTATGCAGTCCTTGACCTCCGCGCCAACCTACCAACAGACGCAGAATGCAGGGCAGTTTTCGCGAGATTTCTCGCAGGCATACCAAGGTCAACTGGGCAAAGCCACTGCCGGTGCTGAAACGCTGCAAAACCAACGCGCAGCAGCAGCTGTGGGTGTAGCTCAGGGTCAGAGCGCGGCGAGTGGAACCGCGCGCTCTGCGCTCGCTGATATCGGCACGTCCCGACAACTTGATCGAGCTAAAAATAACGCACTGGTTCGGGCGGCTAAGGTCGACGCCGGTATGCGTATCGCGGGTGCAGCTGGGGATAAAGCCTTCGGTTCGGGTGATCCTACGAAGCCCAACGCCTGGGACAACATGCGTAACGCGTATAACAAAGCGTCAGGGAACTAGGAGTAAGCATGTCTTTTTACAGTGAGTTTATGGATGCCGCCGCTACTCAGTTAACGCAAAGATCAACTGCGCCGTCGCTGACCGCCTACAAAGATGGGCAGGTAGATGCTGAGCAGACTCTCGCGAATATTACGCAGCGTGAGTATCAAAACTATGTTCGTGATGTGCGTCCCATCGAGATGCAGTTGATTGAGAAGGCGAAGACGGACACCAGCCTCATTGATGCCGCTTATGAGGACCGCGATCGTTCGAATCAGCTGACTCAGGGCATCGTAGACCGCAACGCTGGTCGTTACGGAGCTCAGCTGACCCCCGCTCAGATGCAACAGCAGCAGCGTGAGCTAAGTCGCAGCACGACACTTGGGGGTATTCAAGGCATCGCAGACGCACGTATTGCACAAAAAGACGCAAACAGAGCGCTGATGGCGGATCTTATTGATATTGGCCAAGGCGTAAACCGAGCGTCTTTAGGCGAACTAGGTAACGCCGCACAGAACGCCGCTAATCGAGAGTCTGCATATAAGAGCGCTCGCGCCCAGAACAAAGCGCAGACGTACAGCACGTTGGGCACGATCGGCGCAGCAGCCCTCATTTTTGGCATATAAAGCACACTACCCGAGATCAATCTATGTCAGCTTTAAGCAGTTTCTTTTCAGGCGCAAATGCCAACCAGAACTACCGCAACGACATCCGTGCAGCAACGTATCAGCAGAAGCAAATTGATCTCCTTGAGGGCGAGCAAGCTCTACAAGATGACCGGCGTGCTCTGAATCAGACGCAAGCGATTGCCAGTCAGCTGGGGGTTTTGTCGACCGATGGATTATCTATTGATACTAAGAAACTGACTGAACGTCTGGCGGCACAGCGAGAAAGCGGTCAAGTAGATCAGTCGCTCGAAAACCTGCTGACTACGGTAGGTAACACTGATTTTTCCGTTAAGACCAACCCAGGTTTTAAGTTCCGGCAATTCAATGTAGGCCCTGATGGCTCGTTTTCTATGATCGGTTCGTACGACGGTCAAGAAGGTAACCCTAGAGCCGCTACTGTTAATGGCGGTACAGATGATAGTGAAGATGTCTTGTTTGCTTCACCTGAACAGGTCGCTAACGCTGCAAGTAATGGGTTCAACCAGCTTTTGCAGAAAAAAGGCAACGCGGATTACTACTTGCAAGTTAGGAACAAGGTTAGGTTAGGCAACTCAGCTATAGATATGGCAGAAAATGAGACTCGCGCTTCGGTCGGCCAGTTAAGAAACCAAGTAGACCTTTTCTTGGGGCAGTACAAAGGCACTGATCAAGAACAAGCGGCGCAACAAGCCGCAAGAAAGCTAACGAGTGCGCTTGCAAGCGCTGAAGGTTGGGAAGCGCAGTTCGATGTGTTGCAAGATTTTGGCGAGCAGCTTGGTGTGGACGGAATAACTGAAATCGCAAACGCTGCAAAAGCTGATACTACTGGCAGTACTACTGGCAATACAGCGGCTCCTACTGCCACTGCTCCAGCTGGTCAAGCTGTTCCAGCTGCTGCACCTGCGCCCGCACCTGCCGCACCTGCGCAAGTAACCGATGCTGATATAGAAGCTTATAAAGAGGCTAATCCGCTCGAAGCGAACTTACCCGATAGGGTTATAGCGAGCAGGCTTCGTGGGCAGCAGCGTAAAGAAATGAGTCTTGCGGAGCGTGCAGGCGCAAGAAACAACGCAGGCGCAGAAGACAACAGCGCACGCATTGCAGAGATCGAACAGATCCTCGCCCGCCCTCTTCCCAAGAACGCTCGTTCGGGAGTGGCAAGACGTCGGCAAGCGCTGCAAAAAGAACTTGAAGGGCTACAAGGTAAATCGTCTGCACCCGCTGCGACTGAGAGCGCGCCAGCCAAAGACGAGGCCGCCGCCCCACCTGTGGTCGAGCTAGGGCAACAGGTGGCAGCCGCTCAAGCTAAAGGAGATACGAACGCACAAAACGTTAAACCGACACGCGAGCAGGTAGCGGCCCTTAAGGAAGCTTTGAACGACAAAGGAATAATGTCGTTTAGAGAAATGCCTAGAGCTTCGCTGGCGGAGCAGCGCGCTTTGTTAGCGGTCCTCTCTTCAGATGAGAGCGCCGACCCAGCACAGCGCGAGAGGTATCAGATCGCCCTGAACAACATGATCGAAACTGGCACGATGTCGTATGACAGAAAGTCTTTAGACGCGGCAGTTTTGGATGAGCGAAAGCAAACTTCAACCGAGTTTCAGGCCCAAACAGCGCGCGCAAACACTATACGTTTACGGGATGAATTCGTTGGAGGAGCGGTCCACAAGAGTTCCACTTTCATAAACAAACAAGGTGAGAACATTGCGAAGCTGTTTGTTGATGGCGACGGTAATGCCCTCGATCCCTCTGTTAAGCAGTATCAAACAGCCGCGCTCGGTCAGAACGGCTCCATTGCAAATCTTTTTCGACGCTTACAAGGCGCTATAACCCGTCAAAGATCTGGGGCTGGCGGACGCGATGTTGCAGGTGCCGAAAGCCGACAGCTTACTGATGCGCTCCTTGCCCAGATCAGCTTTGGTATGCAGTTTATAAGTCAAGACGACGACTTAGAGATTAGTTTTTTAGCTACCGATTCAGGTGCAGCGCTGACGGCAAGCGACAGCCGCTTGTCTCGAATAGCAAGGGACGGTGCGCAAGATGCGCAAGGTCGCAGCGGCATAATTATCTTGAAGCCTGGCACTAACACGCAGGACGGCGACGCATTCAGCGCGAAACAGGTACAGGAGTTTTTTGGCGGCAACACTGAGCTGTCTCGATTCTTCTTTACTAAGCTTGATGAGATCGAGCGACAGAGGGCCGGTAACTAATGGCTGATCCTGTAGAGTCGCTTTTATCCTTCGACTACTCAGAGCCGGATCGCGACTATGACGTAACTGCGCGCACGGGAACCACGCCCGATGGCCTAGGGGAAACGTTTGCCCGAGGTTTTGACGTCGGTCTTGAAAACATCCAGACGGACAACGACTACTTTAAAGGTCTGTTCAATACTGTAATTGGGGACGAAGAAGCAGCGGCTGAAAACATTGCAGCTGCTCGTGCCCGCGAACAACGCACCTCCACATCATTTGGGGAACTACAGGACTTCGAAGGGTTTGTTGAGAACCCGACTGTCGGTGGCTTCTTTACTCAGATATCTAAGAACCTCGGTCAAATTACGCCTTATGTAGGCGCGACGCTCAGCAGCGGCCTCGCTGGAGCCGCAGTCTCGGGCCTTACCAAACTCGGCGTCAGCGCGGGAAGCCGTCACGTAACAAAGCGCCTAGTGCGAGATGCTTTTGAGAAGAAGCTCAAGGGCGAAGCAACTCCCGAAGAGGAGCGCGTGCTTGCTGTTTCCTATCGGCTCGCACAACGTAATAACGCCGCCGACAAGATCACACTTAAAGGCGGCGCTGCCGCTGGCATGTACGGCCAAGAGTACAGCAGCATGGCTGGCTCAAATTTCGGCGAGAACCTCGACTTTCTAGATGATGAAGAAGCAGCACTAAGGTCGGCCGGTTTGGCCGTGCCGCAGGCGTTTATTGGCCTCAAGGGCGAGCAGCTTCTGACAAGAATGCTGATGAAAGATCTCGGCGATCTCGCAGCAAAGCGGTCAACGAGAGACGGCTCCTCTTTTGCAAAGCTCGCAAAGAATTTAGCGAGGGGCGGCGCTACCGAGGGTGTGGCTGAAACTTTGCAAGAAGGTATTAGTGTAGCTAATCGGTTCGACATTGACCCTGAATACACTACGCAAGACGCTGCCCTTCGAATGGGCGAATCTGCTTTTGCTGGTTTCTTCGGCGGACTTGGTATCTCAGGAGCCGGAAGCGCCACAGTAGGTACGTTTCGCGGCGCTCAGAACGTCATGGGTAAAGCCAAGGACTACATCGAGCAGGCCCGACAGCAGCAGGTCGACGCAAAAATTGATGGTGAGCAGTATGGCGTGGACTCAATGGGGTTCACGACACCGGAACCACAAAGCTCAGTAAACGCGCAAGTTAGAGCGGCCGTAGACCCCACTACCGCGCGGCACTCCATTTGGGTCGAAGGGCCAAACCCTGAATACGATGCCTCCGAGACGGAAACAAAAGAAGTCGAGATCGAGGCCGGCGTTGATGGAGACGGGAACGTCACCTATCAAAAGTTCTATACGCGTTTTATCCCTGGTCGCGGCACGATCATCTCTAAGAACTTTGACATAGTCGAAGAAGTTGCTGAGTCACAAGCGAACGAGGAATCGCTTGCTGCGGCACTACAATACAGCGACGTTAAGCCAATAGACGGTGACATTGTTGTAGAAGCACTAGACCGCGAGGGCAACGTGGTTTGGCAGCAAGGTACAAACGAAGACGGATTGGCTGGTGCATTTAGCGCAGCTGGTTCTCAGGTTCCTGCTGGCGGATCAGTAAGACGCCGCTCGGTTCAAGAAGCGCTCGAAGAACGGCAAACGCTGTTTAACCAAGAACAAGGTCCGCAAGTAAGAAACATCGATGCAGAAAGCTTCGAAGATGGCTTCTCAGATATCGATAACGAGCTAAAGGTCGACCAAGAGCTTGGTTTTGAAATTGACGAATTTGGCATCGGCAGTACTGAGCTTGGCGATGCGAAAGAAATAAACATTGGTAACGAGGAAACTTATAAACCTCGCTCCGAAGCTAATAGAGTTTTTGAGTCCACGGATGAGGCGCGTAATGCGTTTGCGGAGGCCTTCGCAGACGTAGATTTATCCGACTTAGGGAAGGACGAGTTTACGGGGGTCTCGTTCGCAGAAGGCAGCAAGTTTGCACTAATGTCTGATGCTTTCTTGCGGCAAGCCGCGAAAGCAAAGCGCGAAAACCCAGGCACAGACATCTTCGTCATTGAGAACGAGGACGGTAGTCACTCGCTCATGCAGACGGTCAGCCCTGAGGCAGAGTTATTTGGGTTTGACTCCCGCACTGACACTCTCCTTGACCCTGCAGTCGAAGCAGAGATAGACGCTGAGGCCGCGCGCGCTGAAGCGCTTGAAGCTGAACTAGATGCAGAAGAAGCTGTAAACCAGATCAAAGACACGAACGAGCTACGCCCTGGGCTCGACTTATTCGACCAGCAGCCTAAAGAAGCCCCGCCCGCCGGCCCTGTTGAGCCGGATCCTTTGCAGCGCGGCGAAGACGCCCCACGGGTTATCGGCGGAGTAGCGACAGCAGCGCAGTTTATTCGCAACGCAATTAAAAAAGCGAAAGAAAGCCGGTTTGCCCGCCAGCGCCGAACTAAGAAAGGCTGGGTAAACAAGAAGCCAGAAGAACTTGTTACCGTAGATGGAGTCGCTGTAAACCTTGTCGATCTAGTTAAAGATGGACAGCGTCTTTTTTCAATCGAACAGCGCGGCGAGTTCACCCAAGGCGGTCGAGTAACAGCGATGCGCAACGGCCTGTTTCAGGTAATTGGTTCGCTGATTGCTGAAGGCAAAGTGGTTAAGATTGGCGGATACGACATTCGCTCCAAGCTCCTTAAAGACCTGCAAGACATATCGACCCAGATCGCTCAAGAAGAGCAAGCAGTGGCGGATGCAGCGTTGGAGTGGGACTTAGATCCTGACAGCCCCGATTTAAATGCGCGTCTTGCCGAGGTTCAACAGTACCTATCTGAAGTTGAAGGCAGAGTCGCTCAAGGGCGTCGTGCTGACAGAGAGGCCCGAAGAAACTCGCCACTGGATCGATTAAAAATTCAGCGCGCGAAATGGGCACGCGACTACGCCGAGTATCAAAAGCTTACGGCGCAAGGCGTGAAAGGCCTGACGGAACCTGTGAAGCCGCCGCTTCTTGCGCTAATGGACGTGCAGGCTGGGATGGAAGACGGACGGTCAATCACCGTCGGCAAGCTCCTAAATAAAACGCCTGAGAACACGCCCTCTAAAGATGCGATCTACACGCTGACAAACGAAGACGGTTTTGTTGTTTTCGAAGGTAACAAGCAGCAGGTGCAAGAGGAGATTGAAAGCTCCAACAGGCCTTACATCATCAGCAAGAACGGCAAGCGCCTAACTGACGAAGAGTTTGCACAAGAGCGCAACGTGGGCTTCAACGGCCGTCCGACTAATTTCCGGCCCGACGAGCCTGTGGCGGACACGCCTAGTGAAGACTTGAGGCCGATCGGCTTCTCAGAGCAAACCACGGACGCTGACGCTGATTACGCTTTTGACCCTGAAGCGGAAAACTTAGGTGACCTCAAGCCCCTTGGCGTAAAGGCTGGTACGATCGCTGCGCGGGTTGTTGATATCGCACGCCGAACGTTGAACTTGGATAAGCCTACGTCAGTCTTGTCAGTCCGCGAGTTGCTTCGTATGGACAACTTTGAAGACGCATTCAGCGACCCTAGGGTAGCTGCATACGTTAAGGAAGTCGCAGAGCAGCTTATAGCGGACCCACAAGGCGGCGGTCGATACATCGGATTTGGCGATGCGCACATTATTCTTATTGATGAAAGCGCGGGCAAGAACGACCTGGACACGGCGCTGATTGTTGCTCACGAACTCGGGCATGCCCTGTTCAAAGAGCAGCTCTCTTCAACTCTAAAGAACCCTGCGTTATATAACCGCCTGTTTGACGAGTTCCAAAAAGCGCGCGACGCCGACGACGCGCCTACTGCGTACCGAGGGAAGCACGGCTTCGAAGAGTGGTACGCAGATCAGACTGCTAACTGGGCGATTGCTGAATACGCCAAAGACAGAAAGAAAGGCTTGGTAGGCGCGCACTTCCAGAAAGTTGCTCGTAAGCTAAAGCAGTTTTACAAAGCCTTCTCTGCTGACATGAAGAAACGTTTTGGCCGTGACGCTGCTTCGCCAGAATTCCGTGGCTATATGGATGAAGTTATACGCCGTCGCTCCGAAGGCAGCACGGCATCTGGTGCGCAAACAGCATCGATGCAAGAGAAAGTTATTGTCCGCAAGATGGCAGAAGTTGTTGAGAAACAGCAACCAGGCTTCGTCGGCGCGGTTAACAAGAAAGTACAACAGCTGATTAGAAGCGATGGCTTCACACCTGTTTATAACTTTATCTTCACCGCCGACTCACGACTCCGAAAAATCGCCGGCAATAAGGTGGCTGACCTGTTCTACGGCAGAGCGCAACAGGCCAACGGTAAAGGACGGAATAAGCTTGGCTTTATCAAGACCTCGATGCTTGAAGGCAACCGCTGGTTTAACAAGTTGGAGGACGCAATCGATGGCGACCTAGATTCGCCGGAAGTACAAGCTGACATTGATATAGCGTTTTCAGACACGCCCACGCGAGACCTTACGAATAAAAACGCGATCGCGGTACGCAAGTGGTTTGACCAGTTCTACGATGAGTACATAGAGCCGTCTCAGGCTGACATCGGCAGGCAGACTGATTATGCGCCTGTCGTGCTAAAGCTCTCCGAAATTGAGCAAAACCCAGACGTACTTATTAAGCTGATCCTCGAATCTGATCCAGAAGCAAAGCCTGCGGACATCAAGTTTGCCGTGCAGAAACTGGTCGATTATCAGCAAGCCGTTATGGACGGTGCCCCGATAGACATCAAGGGGACTAATCCTGCGCAATCAGCTGAAGCGGCAATTAAGCTGACGAAGGCTGTAGGACGAGACAAGTTGAAGGCTGCCGGTCTTCTCGAAGACACAGACGTCGCGTTGATGACCTACATCACGAAGACTGTGAAGCGCGTCGAGTGGAAGCGTAATACTGAAGACGAATTCGGTAACAGCATCTACGAAGAAGAACTGCGCAAACTGTCAGGCAAAGATCAGGCAGAAGTACAGAAAATTGTACATAAGTATCTCGGCTACCAAGAGTCTCCGCTTAGCCCTATGTGGCGGACGATCAACAGCTGGGGTTCTGTATTGCAGATCTTCGCTATTCTTCCACTGGCGGTATTGGGGTCTATCCCAGAATTGGCTGGGCCTGTTATAGCGAGCAAAGAATTCAGTTCGGTTACTGAAGGTATGAAGGAGATTGTCAGAAGTATCCGCAACAGAGATGAAGCGCGAGCCTTAGCTAGGGATCTCGGAGTTGTAACCAGCCAATCAGTCGCGAACATCATGATGTCGCAGGCAGAACTAGATTTTATGAGCGAAGGTGCGCGCAAGCTGACAGACGGGTTTTTTCGAGTGACTCTACTAGATACATACACCAAGTTTACGCGCGAGTTT